TAAATGTATTAATATGTTTAATAATTTCTCTTGCTTCATCTAATACACCTTTGTTGTAGTCACTTAGTAAAACATAGTCGTATTGAGAAAAATTAGTTTCTTGCACTTGTTTTAAAACTTCTGTTCCGTTTGCCTGTGCATCATCATCAATACGTGTAACATAATGTCCGTCACAAATTATTCTAGTTTTAACACTAACTTGACCTTGTGTTTCAAACATATCAACATCAACGCCTAAACTTTTTAAGTTTTCGTATACAAGTCCTGCACCACCTCTTGTTTCTTTTTCTTCAATATAAGTTATTACAGGAACTGGAGCTTCAGGACTGATACGTGTAGATGTACCGTAGATATATTTGTCGATAATTACATCGCCAATAACTAAAACTTTCATTACATGTCCTTTATGTATTGTGTATTGTCTGGTAAATTTTGAATACGTTGATCAAAAGTTTCAACATGATAACGATATGCACTGTCACTAAAATCTATATCATTATTAAAATTTAATTCTATTTCAGCAACTTCAGATGTTAATTTGCCTGTGCCTGCAAGTACGTAACTCCACAAAGGCCATCCTGCTCCGCCTTCTGGTCTAGGGAATAATGTCATGTTAGGTACTCTATGTTTGCAAACTTCATGTATTGATTTTACAAACTCTGTAGTTGTTGCTCCACTGTCAATATACTTCCAAAATTCTGTATCATTGCGGCCGCATGTATAGTGTGCTACTAAAAAATCTTTTGTTGTATCATACATATGGGCTTTGTCATTGTTGTATTTGTTAACAGTTCCTTCGTTGCATGTGATATCTCTGTTAGTAGATAAACAACTAAACACAAAATCTTTTAATTGCATAATTGTTGTGTGTATACTTGTTGCTTCTAATGGTTCTGCAAAGGCCGCACACAATCCAACTGACAGAACATTTTTAATCCAAAGTGTTTCTTGCCTTCCTGATTCAAACTTTAATAGCCTAATTGGGTCAACTTTACGACCAATTGTTTGCTCAAGTTCAGCATGTGCTTGGTCAGCTGTAACAAATTCATCACTGAATACATATCCGCATCCACGTCTATTTTTTGTAGGTATTTGCCAACACCAACCATTATTTTGTGCCCATGCATTAGTTACAGGTTGGATAACTTCATCATCCTCATATGGTAAAAGAAATGGTAATGCACTGTTTACAGGCAAATTATCCTTATAACTTTTCCATTTTCCGCCTACTGCTTTCATAAGCACTTGATTGAATCCACTAGCGTCAATAAACATGTCGCCTTCAACTGTATTGCCATTACTTAACTTAACTGACTCCACAAATCCAGTGTCTGACTCAAGCATAACTTGTTCAACTTCACTGTCAATATGTGTAACAGATTCACAAATCTTCTTAAAATATTGGCCTACTTTGTGTGCATCAAAGTGATATGCATGATTGCCTGCAGGCTCAACAAAACTATTTTTATTATGATGTATTTTATATCCAAGTTCGGTAGCAATGTGTAATAAGTCTTGATCTCTGCAACCTAAAGCATGTTGAAATACAAGGTCAACAACATCATTACTAGTTGGTGTGCCGTCAATAGGACCATAATAATGTTTGTTTTTGTCAGGTCCCCAACCAATATGTTTAATACCTAATTTAATTGTAGCATCACACTCTTTAATAAAGTCTTGTTCGTTGCAACCAAAGTCCCACATCTCATTGTGGATAATATTTGTTAGTGATCCTGTTGATCCTTCGCCTGCACCTATGATACCAATCTTTGAACTTTCAATGACTGTTACTGTGTTTTCGGGCTTAATTTTTGAAATCATTAGAGCCGCTAGCCAACCGGCTGTACCTCCACCAACAATAACTATCTTCATATCATTGTTTCTCTGTCAGTACGGCTCATACACTTTGACCACCAGTCAACACCTAAGTTAGTAGTTTCAATTGCATCAGAGTGCGACATACTAACTATATGTCTTATATGTTCTTGTTGGTTGAAATCTTGTTGTTGAGCTTCTAGATCTAACTTTGGTATTCTTGATAAGTCAACGTTTGTTGGATATCCCATTTGTATTAACCAAAGTTGCCAATTGGGTGGATGAAATAGTGTAACTGAATGTACTCTAGAGTAAAAACTTCTTTTAGGATCCTTTAACCAGCGTTCGTAAAATTTATGTTTGTCTGATTTTACATGTGTTTCTTTTACAAAATTCCAAAAAGGTGTATCCCATTCAGTATCAGCATAATGACTGTTAATAAAGTCAACAGCATCATTATACCAATCCATCATATAATTATTATATGTACTAATTCTCTTGTCATCATACCATTGCTGGGGTATCATTTTTGCAAGTTCTTGAACACCTGTTGTCATACTTGCTAATCCTGTACTCTCTAACGGCTCAATAAATCCGCCACTTAGACCAATTGAAACAACATTCTTTTCCCAAAAGTTTTTACTGTAGTAAGGATTCCAGTCAATAACTTTCATATCTTCTGGTTTAATTCTTCCATTCCAATGATCGCTAAAATATTGTTTAGCAGTATCAATGTCAGTAACATCTCTATTGAATACCATTCCACTACCTATACGTGACTGCGTAGGAATTTTCCAAATCCATCCATGGTCTACAGCAGGACAATTTACATACGGTGTACGTTCTTTTTCAATATCTTCGTACTCCACATGTCCTGCAACAGCAGTATTTGTAAATAATCTTCCTTCACCTAGCAACTCAACTCTGTCCGGCTTTTTTAGTATTGAACCAAAGCCTGTACAATCAATAAAGAAGTCACCTTTATGTGTTTGTCCGTTTGCTAATTTTAGTTCAGTGATATATCCTTCATCGTCTCTAATAACATCTACAACTTCACTTTTAATAATATTCATATCTCTTTGACATATTTCTTGTAAACGTTTTACTAGTTTTCCGCAATCAATGTGATATGCTAGTGTTGTATACGCATGGTGTATGTCAATTTTATTATCCATAGTTGTTTTATAACAGGGTAAAGCCAGCTCTTGAAAGGTTTCACGCTTTCCTAGATCTGCCCAAATATCGTATTGTGTTATTGCTTGATCAATATATGATTTATTAAGATAAAAAGGATGCCATACAGTATTGCCTGGCTTCTTCCATCCCGGAAAGTTGATACCAGCCTTATACGATCCATCTACTTGTGTAAACCAATCTCTTTCATGTAATCCGCACTCTCTAAGAAAAGAAGGAAAAGTTAATACAGTTGCTTCACCAACACCAATAGGGGTTCCTACTTCTTTATCAATTATTGTTAATGGAACGTCCCACATATTATGCCGAATATATGCGGCCGCTAACCATGCCGCCGAACCGCCGCCAACTATTGTAATGTTTTCGATTTGCTTCATTTTTTATCCTGTTCTAAATAATCAATTAGACTAAAAACTGTTTCAAATTTAGTTTGATTGGTTTTACTTTGTAATGTATTGCGTAATCCCATGTGTAATGGTTTAGGCCATCTTCCAAAACTTACCCATGCATATCCGTCATGTTCTTCGTTTAGTTGTGGAAGGAATTCATCTTTTAATATGCACAAATATGTATGAAAACTAAATTTTTCATCTGTACTAATAAAAGTTTCTAATGGAATAGTTTTGATTATGTCAGGTAACTCACCGACTTCTTCGTGTATTTCTCGTTGTAGTGCAGGCCACGGAGCTTCATTCTTGCCGTTAGTACCGCCTACTAATCCCCATACATGTTTTTGTTTGCTTTGTGTGCGATGTAATAATAAAAACCGTTGTGTTTTAAGTGAATAAAACAAGGCACCACTGCATATAATTTCTTGACTCATGCAAGTACTTATTTTAGAGTGACAGGCGCCAGGTGCCTTTTCGGTATTCGCCTTCGAATGAAAGTATCCATTCTGTACCAGTCCATCTATACTGTACACCAGTATTTAGGTTGGTTACGTATTTTGTTGCTGTTCCTGGGTCTGTACTAGCATCAAATACAATATGCCATGCAGTTCCATCCCATTCTACAATGTCATTTTCGCCTGCTACAAAGTCTGAATTATCTGCATTTTTCCAAGCGTCTGGACCATCATATCCTGCTTCGCCTACATTAGTACTTGTGTTAATTGCACCTAGTAATAATAGTCTAAGGCCAGGTGTTTTGGCTGTAGTTGGATTATATTTTCCAGGATCAATTATAAAGTCAATTGAGCCAGTATTATTTCTTCCTGACGGACTAGGTAAAGTAGTATTTGTAGGAATTGTGTCCTCATCCCAATCAATAACTAATTGGCTTTCGTCTAGTGTATTAATAGTTACTGATCCGTTAACACTTATACTTGTATCTTCTCCTACTAGTATTTTACGCTGTAATTGTAACTGTGATAATCCTGCTTTGTATTCTCCAGGTAACGCTTCGATTAGTTTAGTCCAAGTTACTGTACCTGTTTTTCCTCTATCAATTAACTGTGCAATATTGTTCATAACAACTAACCCGTAGTCTTTATACGTAGCAGTAGTAACTGAAAGGTTTAATGAATCTCTATTAATACGATCAGTTTGTTTATCCATTGCCGCTCTTTCTGCTGGACTATCAGAATATGCTTTTAGTTGAGGTGTAGTAATTCCTAATTCAACATTACCGTTTGATTCATCAAATATACTCATTATAACATTTGTTATAATTCCTAATTTCTTAACCTTAGCAGGCATATTAATGTATATAGGTGTTGTAAATGAAAGATTAGCAACATCAATTTCACTTTCTGTTCCGATAGGAATTGATCTTGAACTAAAGTTCATACTTGTTAACTCTACACTTGTTAAACTACTCCAATCAACATAGTTGTCAGTTGTTTGTATTTCTAAACTAGGATTGAACAACATTAATAGTTGTTCCATAATTTGTAATTTTTGATCTGTATTTGTTGACCAAATATCTACATTAACATTTAATGTATATGGACTAGGCATTATACGTTCTACTGTATAATTTTTACCCTGTGTGTTTAAATATTCTTTGCCGGCATCATCGTAAGCACGTTCTCTAATATGTACCTTACTAGTAAAAGAACTATCACTAGTACGTGATCTATCTTGTTCTAATCCTGTAATATATACTGACATACGTGGAGCACTAGGTACTTTGTTTTCAGAATTATCTCTTAAAATATGACCAACTTGACGTGTAATATCTCCGTACATTACAGGCACACGGACTATTTTGTCGTCGCCGTCCTTGTAAGAAAAATTACTGAATAGTCTTACAAGTTGTGTAAGATATCTTCTAATCTGTCCGTCATAAAAATGTTGCATTAATCTTTACCCTTACATGATTTACATTGACAATCATTTAAAAAGAAATGTACAACAGCCATTGTAAACCACATCCATGTCATTTCACCAATTCCAAATAGTGTGTTACTATGAGTAGTGTGCATACTATGATCCATTGCCGCGCCAGCACCCATTGACATTGGCATCATATCTAGGAATAAAAAATAAAATCCTAGCCCTGCAAAAATAAATCCTGCTATATTGTGTCTAATTTTGTTCATGAATTATCTGCCTTTGCCTTCAACGCTTGACCTAAACCTTGTCTTTCTTTTACAGTGTCGCCACCAATTGTTGATTCATTTGTATTATTAACAAACGTTCCTTTTTGTGTTTGTTTTGCAGTTGTGTTTGTCATTGTCATTCGTACATTATCTTCCATCTTAACCCATCTTGTTCCGTCATATCTAAATAATCTATTAGGCATCATATCAATTCTTAAGAAATAGTCGCCTTTAGTTTGTGTAAGCGGAAAAGTAATTCCACTTCCAAATGCTTCTCCGTTTGGTGCTATACCGTCTCCAATAAGA